AAGGCACTGCAGGTACCACAATCCAAGATTTGTTTGTAGGAGGAGGTGTAGGCAGTACTGCAGGTAACACAGATAAGTCAGTCCTTATATTCAAGGGGCTTGGAGTATCTGATACTACAGGTACTCTTAAAATCAGAAATGATAAGAGTACTGCAGATTCTACAAAGCAGAACTTGATGCTTGTGTTTGATCCCTCTAACATAGATTTGAATGCAGCAAGCAATACAAACTCTAAGTTTCTGTCAGAATTTGGAGGACCTAATCAACTTGATCTTGCAGATACTACGCACTACACTAACCAACTTGCTGTTGCTGGTGGTGGTACGGGAGCTTCTACGTTTACAGATGGTGCCCTACTTGTTGGTAACGGAACTAGTGCTGTAGAAACTATAGGAACTATGGCTGCAGGTGCTCTTGTTGTTGGAACTGCAGCTGGAACAAATCCTGGAGTTCTTACGTCATCAGGCAGTAATGGGCAAGTACTGACTGTAAATACTTCTGCTAGTAACGGTTTGGAATGGGCAACTCCAGTATTCAAGTCAACATCCTTTTCTGCTACTCTTGATACTAACGGAAATGATATAAAGCTTGGAAATGGTGTGCTTAGAGGATCAACTGCAGGAGACAACGGCATCACCCTGAATACTGCTACAGACTATGTATTTATAGGAGGAGCAAGCAAATACTACGATTCTTTCCTAAATGTAGGCGGTGATATAACACTGGGCATACAAGATGGAACAGCAGCCACGAACATAACTGCTAGAGATTGTAGTTCAGGAACAAGTCCGCAGCTTACTATAAAAGCGTCTAGCAGTACAGCAGCAGCAGCTGGTGGAGCTATAAGAGTACAGGCAGGTGCTGGACATACCAATGGATCTGGGGGTAATACCACGATTGCTGGAGGCAGAAAGTCAGGATCTGGTACTGAAGGAAGTGTGTTTTTAGAAACAGCAGGTACGACTAGACTTACTATAGATGAAAGCGGGCACAGCACATTTGCTGATCAAGTAGTTCTGGAGTCTAGTAGAGGTATGCTTACTAGCGATTCAGGAGCTATAACGCAGGGTACTAGTCTTACTACAGCGGTATCAATAAACAAGTTTGCAGGGGTTATTACTTTGCACGCTACCGCAATTAGTGCAGCTGCTGAACATGAGTTTACTGTAACAAACTCCCTGGTAAGCACTACGTCTATGATTATGTTGACTGTTCAATCTGCAGCAGCATCTACAGAAAACGATGGTGCTACTCTCTGTGCTAACATATCTGATGTAGCTGCAGGGTCTTTCAAGATTAGATTAACCAACCCAGGATCACAAGCTACAAGTACTTCCAATAAAATACACTTCTTGATTATAGGAGTAAATTCGTAACTTAGCAAAAACCATCAAACCTATATACCATGGAAAAGTTTAACGCAACTAACCGAGAGCTTCTGAACCTTTACAAAGGACTTGAAGCAGTAAAATCTATCAAAGGAGCACGCTTTGCTGTTCTTGTTGGGAAGAATATTAAAGAACTCCGTAACATACTGGATCCGCTTGAACAGGCTGCTGTTCCTAGCATGGAGTTTCAGGAGCTGTCGGTAGAGATGCAAAAACTTATTGAGGCTGAAAATCAAGAAGCTATAGAAAATCTGGAGAAGGAAAACACTGAACTTATTGATCAGCGTAAGAGACAGCTTGCAGATGTAGAGGAGCTTCTAGATAATAAAATTGAGGTGTTTCTGCACCCCATCAGAGAAGACCAACTCCCTGATGAAATAACAGGGGAGCAAGTAGAAAAGCTCCTACAAATAATTGCCTAATGGGTACCATCAACACAAGAATATCTATTCGCTCAAGCAATACTTTTAGAAACAGTATATCTCAACGTCACGACAGAACATTCAATGTAGAATCTCAGATTGACTCAGCCACAAGGCTGATTAAAGCTACTACATCTGGTTCTCCGTATACTCTGTTTGACGGGGCAGATTTTTATGACTCTGCTGAAACTGGGGCAGGTGCCAATCAGGTGTATGTGTTTATACGTAACACATCTACTACTGGGGGCAAGACTCTCACCATACAGTTCAACAAGAACGGTGTGAGAGATGACGCCTTGCTTTTGAATGCTGGTGAGTTTGCAATGTTTCCATGGAAATGCGACGCAGCTACTGATGACATTGAAGTATTCTCCAATGACGCCGCAGGAGTTAGAATCGAATACATTGCCTCCCCAATGCGATGAGCGACAAGAAGAAACTACGCGATACCAAGGTTGGAGAGTGGCTAAAAGAAAAGGCCCCATCTGTCCTCGAAGTGGTCGGAGATGTACTCCCGGACCGCGGCGTATTGGGCGTAGTTAAAAATCTTGTAGATAAAGACCCAACGCTCGATAGTGAAAGCTTTCAAGCAGTTATGGACGCAGAAATTAAAGCTCAAGAGAATGTCACACGACGATGGGAAGCGGACGCGAAATCAGACGTTAAGCTTGCTAAGCTTATACGCCCTATTATGCTTGTTCTGCTATGTGTTTTCTTTATGGTGATGATGATTTGGGAAGGTATTGATCCCAACTTCAAACCACCTAGCAGCTATATCAGCTTACTAGAGATACTAATGCTCACTGTATTCGGAGCATACTTTGCAGGCCGCACCGTAGAAAAAGTAAAGAAATGAAAGATCCAAAGACACTTATCACTTCAGCTGCAGGACTTCTCGTTGTAGGTATAGGCACTTGGCTTATAGCTACTACTGCTGACAGCACCGTAGAAATGGCTACGGCAGAGAAAGACATTGAATCCATAATCATCAAGCTTGACGAAATTGAGGAAGATGTAGAAAAGCTGCAGTCACAGGTCAGAGAGCTCAAAGCTAGTGCACATACGCACGATAAACGGGGAAATGTAGTAGAATGACAATTGAAGATATAAAGGACTTCATCGGGGAGAGGCCTGGTTATCTGAAGAAGAGTGCGCAAGTACTTGCAGAAAGACTTGACGCACCGATAGAAGACTGTGAAACAGCACTATACGAAGCTAGAACGCTAGCTCGTGGGAACTCAAATGAGAGCGATAACGTTATCACTGAGTTCCAAGAGTACCTTGACAAGAATGGAATCAAAACTTCAGACGTAGCTAGCGTAAAGTTTTGGCAGACAGTATCAGGTAAGCAGAGGTTCTCTGTAGTTACAAAGAGCGAATCTGTTAGTGTGCAAGATGTAAAGCAAGAGATAGAACGCTTTGCATCTAAGTATAGCCCTGAGGTACCACTCATAGAGCGTGAGCCTAAGCTCAAGCCTATTGCATATGAGATATCTCTACCTGATTTGCACTATGGTAAAGAGCATAGTCAATCTATAGATGAGGTTGAGGCTCAGTATATAGGTGTAGTGCATGAGCTGGTACGCAAAGCTGATGGTCTAGAGATAGACAAGTTCATACTCCCTATCGGGAATGACGGTATGAACTCTGAAGGGATGAGGAGAACTACCACAAAAGGAACACCTGTTGAGGAATCAGCAAGTTGGAAAGATACATTCCGTGGTTACTGGCTGCTTATGGTCAAAGCGATTGACTACTTGAAGCAGATAGCACCTGTGGATGTAATTGTGGTTTCTGGGAATCATGACTTCGAGCGTATGTTCTACGCAGGAGATGTGCTCTCAGGGTGGTATAGGTATGACCAAAATGTTCAAGTAGACAATAGCTATGAGAGCCGTAAGTACTACCAGTACGGAAAGAATATGCTGATGTTTACGCATGGAGATAAAGAAAAAGCTGCTGACATGCCACTGATCATGGCGACGGAACAACCGGAGATGTTTGCACGTACTACTCACAGAGAGGTACACTGCGGCCATCTTCATAAAGAGATGGTAAATGAGTACAGAGGTATTAAGGTCAGGTTCATACCATCTATTTGTCCTAACGATGACTGGCACAAGCAGATGGGGTATGAAGCTAAACGAGCAGGACAAGCATATATATGGAATAAGCAAACTGGACTTGAAGGATATCTACAGGCAAATGTTAGACTTTGACGACACAGAAGACGAAGATCTCGTAACCTCTCTAGAAGAGGAAATAGAGATATTGGATGAAGCATATCGAAATGCTTACAAGGTGATTACTGGGGCTATGTCCATCCAGCAACTCCTTGATGATGCAGATGATATGATATTTCTTCCATTCGATCCCGGTGTGCCTGAGACTTTCATGTTGATTGCAGATGATATGATACAATACTTCGAAGATGCAGAAGAGTACGAGAAGTGCTCTGAGATCATGAAGATCAAAGATAAGTTAGATGACGCTTGATGAAATAGCATACAATCTACTCAACCTGGTACGTGGAGGACGTTCCAGCAATGATGAACATATATCTCTAGATCAGATAAAGTTCAACATCAAGCATTACCGTGCGATGTTTATTCGCAGGGACTATGCTCGTAATGGGTATGTATCTAAAACTCTAGAACAAGACCTTGGATGTCTAAAGCTTAAGCAAATAGATGCATCCAAGTGCTGCGACCTCCCTCCCACCTGTGTAGTATACAGGACAGTAGATAAGCTTCCCAAGACTATTAGATTTAATTTTAGGGATGCACTTACTTTTATAGGTAAACCTGATGGAACAGGTAGTATCCCAAGAGTAGAGCCTTATGAGGTAGAGTACTTGGAGTTCGAAAAATACACAAAAGGTCAGACTAGATATTACGTTATTGATGAGTATATTTACGTCTATAGACCGAAGGGTTTAGAAGCTATAAATGTTAGGGGAGTATTCGAGGACCCTGAAGAGGTATATAACTTTAATACCTGTAATGATGGTCCTTGTTATGATCCCCAATCTCCGTACCCGTTACCAGCGGATATGGTAGCTCAAATTAACCAAGGTATCATGGCTGGAGAACTTAGAATGTTGGCAGGCTCTTTCCCTGATACTGAGAATGATAAACAGCAGGATAAGATTCCGCTTCAACAAGGACAATAATGGCAAGTAAAAGATTCAATACACCCCAAGATCAAACAGCTGCTGTAATGAGAGAGCAGGTTGGGGGATGCGGCGCTCAGGTAATAGGAGCAAGTTCAAATATAAACGGTGACTTTGTAGCATTTACTCTTATAGCAGGAGATGATGTTAGTACGACTGGTAGTCCAGCTATGACAAGTTTGGATATACCTCCGGGAGTTACTGTGTTTGGGGCTATGACCAACATAACCACAGGAGCTGGAACAACTGTTATTGCATATTCTTCCTGTAAGTAATGTCTTCAAAGTATCACATCCGAAAAGATGGTAAGAAGGTGCGTAAAGGCCTTTGGTACAACATCAATAAGAAGAAAAAAGCTGGTACATCTAGACCTGGAAAAGGAACTGTGTCTGATGAAGCTATAAAAAGATCACAAGCCAAGTCAGGAGCTTGGACTCGTAAAGAAGGAAAGAATCCTAGCGGAGGTCTAAATGAGAAAGGTCGTAAGTCTTATGAGCGTGAGAATCCTGGATCAGACCTTAAAGCACCACAACCTCAAGGAGGAAAGCGAAGAGATTCCTTCTGTGCACGCATGTGCGGAATGAAAAGAAGCCGAACCGGAGCTGAAGGAAAAAGAGACCCTAATTCAAGAATTAACAAAGCTCTTAGAGCCTGGAAATGTAATTGCTAATGCCTGACTATTTATCTCACTTTGAGTTTTTGATGATTGCTGGAGCACTTGTAGGAGTTTGGATCAAGCATCAAAATGATTACGCATCCCTTAAGAGTCGTGTTAAAACTCTTGAGTTGCGTAACGATAAAATAGATACTGTTCTTAATCAGCTTGCTGAAGATATGGCTGAAATAAAATTATTGCTTGCTCGCAATCAAATGGATAGATGAATTCGTTTGTATTTACAAATAGCGATACCAATTCTTTTAATGTGGGGGTAGAGTCTTTCTCCCACTCAAATTACTATGCCCCAGGAGTTATAAGCCTATTCTTTAAGATAGAGAAGAAAGGTGGGGGAGGTACTACAGAAGTACGACTAAATACTGCAGTA